ATAATAAANTAAATAAATTAAATAAATTAAATAAATATTAAATAAAAACGCGTAAAACACAAAAAAAACAACTCTATATTTGATATAATATGTCAATATCAAATGCAGAAAAAATCAAAGAACATTTCAAACTGCCAATTTTTTATAATGAGAAAAAAATGGAGCTTAATAAAAATATTATAACGGATTTAGAATTAGTAAAAACAATAGACGCCAATGTATCCGACGTGAATCCGTTATATCATTATGCGTTTCAACCAAAGACCATTTTTGCCGAAAAAATAATTGAGCAGATGGCAAATTATTATACAACTGACACAACATTTTTAAAAGACACGCAAAATCTCGTGAGCAACTACACCGCACTACCACATTTATCGTCTCTTGAAACTAGTTGCAGTCAGTCAGAAAAAGGTAAAATAATAGATATCTGGGATGAAATCAAAAATGATACAGGATTCAAAGAAAAATATCATTATGTTGATTGGCCAATGTGGGAACACCTCAATAAATCCGACTATTTTCTACAAATTATGAGCGTATATAATCTAGCTGCACCCGTTATTTCATTGTGCATGCCTTTTATAATTCTTATTGTTCCTTTTTTTATTATTAAGATTAAAGGATTGAATGTAGATATGAATGAGTATATTGAAATACTTAAAACAATAGCTTCCAATCATGCGATTGGGAAACTTTTCACAAAATTCCATAGTGTAAAGATGGATGAAAAAATATATATATTATTATCTGCAGCATTTTACCTATTTTCCATTTATCAAAATATATTATCATGCATGAGATTTCATCAGAATATGACAAAGATCCATTCGCATCTAAATAATATTAAAAAATATATTGAAGATACCGAAGCAACCATGCATAATTTTTTGTTATACACAAATAATCTGATTACATATGAGAAGTTTAATGATACCTTGAGAGAAAAACTGCTTATATTATCCAAATTGAGAGAACATCTTGAAACAATAAGTCCATATAGATTGTCTTATAACAAAATTGGAGAATTGGGAAGAGTTCTAAAGCACTTCTACGACATATACAACGACCCGCAATATAATGACGCATTTTTATATTCTTTTGGATTTAATGGTTACATTGATAATATGGAAGGATTAATTGATAATATTAAAAATGGACATATTCATTTAGCAAAATTCACTACAAAGAAAAACCGTGCAACTGTTAAAAAGGCATACTATCCTGCTCTCATTCGCAATAACCCAATTAAAAATTCATTTAAATTTAATAAAAATATGATAATTACTGGACCCAATGCTTCAGGAAAAACAACGACTCTAAAAACTGCATTAATTAATGTTATCATAACGCAGCAATTTGGGTGCGGGTTTTATGATAGCGCAATAATAAATCCTTATAAATACATACATTGTTATTTGAATATTCCTGATACATCTGGACGAGACAGTTTATTTCAAGCGGAAGCTAGACGATGCAAAGAAATTATAGATATAATCAATGAAAACGGTAACAAAGAAACTCATTTTTGTGTCTTTGATGAATTATATTCAGGCACAAATCCAGAGGAAGCAATATCTAGTGCAAATGCATTTATGAAATATTTAATTAAGTATAAAAATGTAAATTGCATTTTAACAACTCATTTTATTGAACTGTGTAAAAAATTAGATGATAATGCTTGTATAGAAAATTGCCACATGAAGACCGTTAAATCGGGAGATGATTTTAAATACACATATTTACTTGAAAAAGGAATTTCAATTGTCCGCGGTGGCGTAAAGGTATTGCATGATATGAACTATCCAATTGAGATTATTAAAGATACAATTAATTAAAATATGAATAACAATAATTCGTTCTCCCAAAAATAAAAATATATTCACTTTTGTTAATAATGGCTTTATCAGATATATTTACGGTCCCTTTTCTTGTTTCTTTAGGAATTACTCTATTACTTGCAGGCCTATTGGGCATGTTTTTTGTTCAAAGACTTCAAGAGCAAAATCATAAAATGGCATCCATGTTGGGTCTTGTTTCAACCATGGCCGAAGAATTAAATTATATAAGAGGAAGACTGCAAATGGTTTCATATAGCGCGCCTCATGCTCAAATGCAAACACCTGAACCAAATATGGATTTAAAGTTAATACCTGTTTCTGATGGTGAAGATGACGATGAAAGTGACGATGATGAGAGTGATAGCGATGATGAAGATGATAGCGATAGTGACAGCGATGACAGTGCCGAGGAATTAAACAATATTATTGAACTAAATCCAAACCCACAAACAGTTAAAATTATTAATTTTGGGGAACTGGTTAGCTCAACTAAAAACCAAAATGTAGAAGAATTAGATGCTCTAGAAGAAAGTGACAATTTGGATGATGATGAAAGCAGTGATAATGAAAGCAACGATTTAAATGATATAAATGATATTGATTATACTGATAATAATGTAGAAGAATTAGAAGAGTTGGAAGAGTTGGAAGAATTAAAAGAATTAGAAGACTTGGAAGAATCAAAAAAACTAAACATGAGTTTTATGAAAAGTATTGACATTTCTAATTTAGAAGAATCTAAGGAGGGAGGNCACATTGACTACAAAAAAATGTCATTGAATAAACTAAAAGATATTGCTATTAATAAAGGTTTAATNAGCGAGCCGTCATCAAAAATTACCAAAAATGCAATTCTTAAAATGTTGGAAGCTTAATAATTTTCTCTAATGATAGTATATTATGTCGTGGGCAACATGTTATAGCGGATCTAACAATATTCATTTTGATTTTCCTCCTATTATGGCGGATGGTAGAACTTATTCAAGTTGGCAACCTGAAGCGGTTGTGAATGACCGCATTCGCCAACAAGAAAATATTACCACTAGTTGGCAATATAGACAATTTTTGATTAATAATGCATCGGATATCATGAAAATTAACAATCAAGAAGCATGCAGTGATTTAGGTCTTCCTACACATTTTCAGACAAATGCAACACCATCTGCAAATGTCCCCTTTACATTCAAATCTGCATTTGACACGAATACACCTGGGTTTGGTTATTGCAATAGCAATTTAAAACAACCATATTTAACGAGAGAACAGTTGCAAGCAAGAATGGTCGCACCGTCTATTACCGCTCCAAACAAATAAATATCAAAAAATATAACGATACATTACGCGCGCATGTATCATTATATATAATTGGTTTAACTTTTACAAAACAACAAAACAATAAAATAACAAGTAAATCAACAAGTAAAACAACAAGTAATAAATGAAACTTAAATAATAGAATACATGAATATTATTATATACTAATTTATTAGAATATGAAAGTATTAAGCATAGACGTTGGTATTAAAAATTTAGCATTTTGTTTATTTGTCAAGCCAGATGGCTCTAATAATTATGAAATTGCAAAATGGGACAGCATTAATTTAAGCCAACAATTTGAAGCAAAATGTTGCGAAATTGAAAAATTTAAAGACTGCAATAAGCCCGCTAAATTTACAAAAAATGGCAAATGTTATTGTTTAAAGCACAGTAAAAAACAGTCATTTCAAGTTCCAACGTCGGATTTAAAATCAGCTTTTATAAACAAACAAAAAATAAAAGGTTTATACGATTTGGCTGAAAAATACAAAATTAAATACGAAAATCCTATAAAAAAGGTTGAATTGGCAGCATTAATTAACAATTACGTATTTGAAAAATGTTTTGACCCAGTTTCAACGGTTAATGCATCAAAAATAGATCTAATAACAGTTGGCAGAAATCTTAAATTAAAATTAGATAGCATTTTAAATGAACATATTGACACCATAACACGCGTTGTAATTGAAAACCAAATTAGCCCAATTGCAAACCGAATGAAAACTATTCAAGGAATGATTGCGCAATATTTTATTATGAGAAATGAAAATGCCTCAATTGACTTTGTTTCGGCTTCCAACAAGCTGAAAGACCAAAGTTCAACATTAAAGACTAGCTACAGCGAGAGAAAAAAACTGGGTGTCCAACAATGTTTAGAAAGTATTTCAAATAATGTATTTTTTACGTCATGGGAAACATTTTTTAAAAATCATACAAAAAAAGATGATCTTGCTGATTCTTTTTTGCAAGGGATGTGGTTTATTACAAATAAAATGGCATAATAACCTTTTTGATGTCGCCTATTAATATATTTATAATTCGTAATACTTAAAATTATATGTTCTTATTAATTCATAATAGATAGAATGGATAATGACATTATTGATATTTCTACGATAAATTTGGGAGATAATACATCATTTAATAGACCGTCTTTAAAGTCGTCAAATTTTGGTTCTGGAATTGAACTTTTAATGAACGATAAAAAAACTGCAGGTGGTCGCCCATCCAGTGATATTGATATAGACGACCTGAATAATTTAGAAAATGAATTAAATGATTTAGTAGAAGAAGAACCCAGCCGAAATTTATTTGAAGGAAAATCTGATATGTTTAGCAAAAATATTTCGTTGAATTATGATGAGAAACCCGGAGTTAGATTTGATGACGGGGCACCATCACTCGGNCAATCAACCGCAGAAGGTGGGGGTCCAGGTGAAAATAAAACGTGGGATGGTTACACAAAATTTAACAACGTTCCTTTAAACCCAGATAGAGCAGTTCCAAGCCAACCTCAAATGAGCAAAGAAGAGCTTTTGCGCGAGAAATTCAAGTTTCTCAGAAAGTTGGAAACTTTAGAAACAAAGGGGGTAAATCTTACCAAAAAGTATTCAATGGAATCCCCTCTCGCCGAAATGCAAGGTGAATACGAAATGATTATGGAAGAAAAAACCAAACAAAACTCGGTTAAATTTCAAGGAAATATGTTGATGGCATGCATTAATGGTATTGAATTTTTAAATAATAGATTTGACCCGTTTGATGTTAAATTAGACGGTTGGAGTGAGCAGATAAATGAAAATATGACAGATTATGATGACGTTTTTGGCGAGCTTTATGACAAATATAAGAGCAAGGCATCAATGGCGCCAGAACTCAAACTTTTATTTCAATTGGGTGGTAGTGCGATGATGGTTCATATGACAAACACAATGTTTAAATCCGCAATGCCTGGTATGGATGACATCTTGCGTCAAAACCCGGATCTAATGCGTTCATTCCAAAATGCGGCGGTAAATTCCATGAGTCAAACTAGTCCCGGATTCTCTGGGTTTATGAATAACATGATGAATCCTGAACCCCAAGTCCCAATGACTGGCCCTCCTCCTCCTCCCATGGCTACGCAAGGATTTAACCCTCCACCAAGCAGACCCGGAAATAATAGTAGTTTTTCAACCAGACCCGACTTGAGTGCCGGTATGAGTCGCAATCAAAATGACGGAATCAACATCCGGGAAAATTTTTCTGGTGCAAATGATGGAGACAGAAGCACTAGAAGAGGTCCTGGACCGAGAGCAGAGATGAAGGGCCCTGCGGACATTTCTGATATCTTGTCCGGATTAAAAACGAAAACAATTAACATCCAAGAAGCCGCCCCAACGCACAATATTAATCTCA